TTATCAAAGCAAAAAAGAAAACAGATACACAGTTAATGGGTAAAAACTTTGTAGATAATATAAATACCTACAGAGAAGTATTTCCTGCTAAAAAACTACCAAGTGGTAAACCTGCTAGGAATAATGTTAAAGCATTAGGAGAAGCATTTAGATGGTTCTTTGAAACTTATGATCATACATGGCTTGATGTACTTAAAGCTACTAAAATGTATGTTAATGAGTACAGAGATGCTGATTACTTATATATGCAGACAAGTCAGTATTTTATATGTAAGCAAGATAAGCATAGAGTTAAACACTCAACTTTAGCAGACTACTGTGATATGATTAAGGAAGGGGTTAGTACAGAAGATGAACACTTTAAAGAAAAAGTAGTATGAAAAAGAAAGAATCATGGATTGGGCAATATGCTGCATTTAATGAAGCACTCAAATATATGCATGCTAGATCAACTGGAGATGAAAAATCCATATATACACCTTGGCCTAAGTTTAATGATGCTGCTACAGATGGTTTAGAATGGAATACTTTAACAGTTATTGGTGGTAGACCAGGTTCAGGTAAGACTTTAATTAAAGATCAAATTATTAGAGAATCATTTGCGCTTAATCCTGATGATAAATTTAGAGTTTTAGAATTTCAATTTGAAATGGTTGGTAGAACCTCAGCTATTAGAGAGTTTAGTTCTGTTACTGGTAAAACATATAAAGAATTGTGTAGTGCAGGATCTGTATTAAATACATCAACATTGAATGATTGTCATCAATATGCAAAAGGTAGAGTTAAAAATCCTGTAGATATAATTAGTACTCCAATGACTGTAAATCAAATGCGTGAACAAATAGACATGTACATGAATTTGCACAATGGTGTAAAGACTATAATTACTTTAGATCATACTATGTTAGTAAAGAGAGCACCTTATCAGAATAATACATTAGATATGTTATTTGAGTTAGGTGAGTTTTTTACTCAGTGTAAGAGAGATTATCCTTGTTTGTTTATTGCTTTGTCACAACTTAATAGAAACATAGATAACCCGGATAGAGCTATAGATGGAAAATATGGTAACTATATACTTGAGTCAGATATATTTGGCTCAGATGCAATGCTGCAACATGCAGACATGCTTATAGGTATCAACAGACCTGCTAAACAAAAGATTAGATTTTATGGCCCTGATAGATATATGATAGAAAATGACAGAACACTAGTACTTCACTTCTTAAAGGCAAGAAATGGTGATGCAAGAATGAGTTTCTTTAAAGCAAAGTTTGAACAAATGCAAATAGAAGAAATGGCAACACCATCTCAGCAATCAAGGAGATGATAAATACAAAAAATATAAATAATAAAGATATGGGATTAACACCTGCACAACGTAAAGAAAAAGTATTAAAATTAAAAGAAGAGCATCAAGATTATTTTGATACCATAACTCATGATCATCTTCTATATATTCCTAAGATGGCTTACAGGCCTTCTGGTAAGGATGAGCTACATGTTAGCTTTTTTCCTAGTGAATTAGAAAAAGAAGCTGATGTATATACAGAATTTGTTAGTATTGATTATGATTCAGAAGATCCAAAAAGAACTCTATACTTACATAAGTATAATCCACATTGGAAAGATGAGTATGAATTAATAACAAGTAACTCAGGATTTCAAAGACATTTAATTCCAGTTAGTGAATTAAAAGTAATCAATGATGTAACAAGTAGAGGTTATGATAAACAAACTGCTATGGAAGAAGGATTAGATCATAAAGGTGAGCCACAACTACATCTTTTTGATATTGCTGATCCTGACGCTACACCATCATCAGATATAGTAAATAAACTAGATGAAATTAATCAATCCTTAATAACATTAACTAAAGTAATCAATAAATTAATTAAATAAACATGGCACAAAGCGTATTAGTAATTGCAGATTCAGGTACAGGAAAGTCTACCTCAATCAGGACACTAGATCCTAAAAAGACTTTCATTATAAACATTGCAAATAAACCTCTACCATTCAAAGGCTATAAGAGTAAGTATACTCAGATTAGTAAAGAGAATCCAAAAGGTAATTTAACTGCTGCATCAAGTGCGCCAGGTATTATTAAAGCAATGAAGCACGTAAATGATAAAATGTCAGACATCAAAACAATTGTTGTTGATGATTGGCAATATATGAGTTCTTTTGAATATTTTGATAGAGCTAATGAAAAAGGTTATGATAAATTCACTCAAATTGCAGCTAACTTAGCCATGGTAGCAAAGCTTCCAAAAGACTTGAGAGAGGATCTAACTATTATTTTCTTAACTCACTCAGAAGATTCAACTGATATAAATGGAAACAGAAAAATTAAAGCAAAGACTATTGGTAAAATGATAGATAATACTCTTACTTTAGAAGGTCTGTTCTCTATTGTATTGTTTGGTAAAGTAAATAAAAATGATGATGGTGTTCTTGAATATGGTTTTGAAACTCAAAACTCAGGAGAGAATACCTGTAAATCACCAATGGGCATGTTTGAGGATAGTTTTATCCCCAATGACCTAAAGTTTGTAAAAGATTGTATAGAAGAATACAATAAATAATCCTAATTAAAAATAAAAAGAAAAATTATGTTAAGTACTAAAGACGTGTCTGCCGGAACAGGTGGAACTAAACCAGTAATTGGAACAGGTAATCACAAAGTGAAAATCAACTCAATTACATTTGATCAAACACCATATGATGCAGATGCATTTAATATTACATTACATATAGAAGGAGAGCCTGTAGAAGGAGAGTTTAATGGTTTCTTAAAAGATATGAATAATCCTAATGGTCCTCGTTATGAAGGACAAGTAGGGAGAGTAAGATTCTCACCATATCCTTTTAAAGATGCAACTCTTAATAATGGTAATGAAATCGGGAGAGATACAGAAGTTTTAAAAGCTATGGTATTTTTATCTGAAGTAGTAAATAAAAGAACTGAGTTAGATGCTATTGAAGCAGCAACAATTGAAGATTTTATGGTCAAATGTAACACTGCTTTATCTAATACAGGATATATTAATGCTTGCTTAGGAGCACGTGAGTGGGAAAATAAAGAAGGTTATGTAAATAATGACTTATTTTTACCTAAAAGAACTAGACAAGGTTCTCCACTAGAAGCGCTAGAAACTGAGGGATCTAACTTATTAACTTTTGATAAGATGGATAAAAATCACTTTAGAGCAATGGTTAAAAGTGTAGCTCCAACAACTACAAGCTTTGAGCCTGCAGCAGGCGCTGGAGATGACTTTGATCTTTAATATTAATTAAAAGAATGGGGGTGGTATAGTATCATCCCCATTTTTTTTAATATTTTAGCATCATGTTTAATACTAAAAACTTTGTACTAGAAGGCTCAGATGTTCCAAGCACATGGGTTTTCCAATACTATTTAGAATTATCAGAGAGGTTAACAGGGCAAGATGTAAAGATTGTATCTATTTTTAATCCTAATGAAAAAACACCAAGCTTTTGTATTTATGTAGATAAAAACATAATGCAATATAGGTTTAAAGATTTTTCAACTGGTAAAAGTGGTAACAAGATTGACTTAGTTAAATTAATATTTAACTTAGAATTTCCTGAAGCTATGAGAAAAATAGTCCAGGATTACAACACATTTGTTAAATCATCTGAATATATTGAACAAAAATTTCAACCTCAAAGTAAATGGGAGGTTGATTTTATTAAAATAAGACAGTGGAATGTAAAAGATACTGATTATTGGTTACCATATAGAATAGGAATGAGCATTCTTGATGCTTATAATGTTAAACCTATAGAGTATTATAATTTAGTAAAAGAAGATAGTGGTGAAATTAAAAGCTTAAAGATACAGACTAATAACTGTTATGGTTATTTTGATAAGGATGGTGAAATATATAAAATATATCAACCTCTTAGCAAGTCTCATAAATTTCTTAAAGTAAAACCTCATCTTCAAGGTTTTGATCAACTAAAGTATAATCAACCTTATTTAGTTATTTGTTCCTCTCTTAAAGACGCAATGTGCATTAAAGGTATGGGTTATAATATAGAAGTTGTAGCTCCTGATAGTGAAAACACAATGATTAAGCCTCATATAGTTGCATATCTTAAAAAGAAATATAAAAAAGTAATAACTCTTTTTGATAATGATGATGCAGGTATCAATGCTATTAAAAGATATGCAGAAACATATAATATCAATGGTTTTGTACCAACTATATGCAAAGACATATCAGATGCAATGGCAAAACATGGTTTAGATGAAGTTCATGCTATGCTAAAACCTTTATTAAAGGAAACACTAAAACAATAAATATGAAATGGTTTATACCGGGCTCAGTGCCCAGCAGTAAGAATGGTCGTAGATGGACAGGCAAATACTTTATAGCTAGTAAAGCAACAATGAATTATAGAAAAGCAACTAAAGATATTTATGCTAAATATACAGAAGAGTTTAAAGCTGAGTTAGCTAAATACTCATTGCCTGCTAAAATATCTTTTACATTTGTCAGAGGAACACGTCATAAGTTTGATTATATTAATCCTGCACAGACAGTGCAAGATGATATGGTTAAATATGGCTGGATTGAAGATGATAACGCAGAATTTATTATACCAGCATTTGAACAATACACATATGATAAAGAAAATCCGGGTGTTTATATAGAAATATTAAAAGATGATAAAGAGAAGAATAATAACAATTGAAGAATTTTTCAGATTAAAAGAAATGCTAGAAGGTTTACCTGAAGATCAATCATTAGCTATTGAAGTATATAATTCACAGTTTCAAGATAAAGATATGATTGATCATCTTATGGCCAAAGCATTGCTTTTTAACAATAGAAAGAAATTTGTTGATGCAGTAGAGTTTAGATTTGAAGTTGGTTCAGCAGTTTCACTCTATAACTTTATAGATATAGAAGAAATGAATTTAGTCTACAAAGAAATATTAAATAAAATAATAAGAGATGATTAACATCCAGGATCAGGTAGCAAGAACTACCAAAACATTAATTTTTACAGAGCCTTTTTATGGGCTCTTTTTGATTGGTATCAATAAGACTTATAGTGAGAACATTCCTACAGCAGGAGTTAGTAAACACGGTATTGGTATGCAGTTGACTATAAACCCAGAGTTCTTTAATGGACTCAGTGAAGACCATAGATTTGGTTTAATAAAGCATGAGCTATTGCATATTGCTTTTGGTCACTTGTTATTAAGAGATCTATATACTGATCATAAACTATTTAATATAGCTGCTGATTTAGAAATTAATCAGTACATAAGAGAAAACAAGCTGCCAACCGGTGGATTGTTGTTAAGTAGTTTCCCTGAATTAAATCTTCCTGGTAAAGCAGGTACTAAAAAGTATTATGAATTACTTGAACAAGCTAAAGAAGATGGGTCTTGTCCTTCATTAGAGTCTCTTATGAATGAAATGGATGGGGAATCAGAATATTGTCATAGTACTTGGGATGAGTTTAATGATTTATCTGAACCAGATAAAAAGCTACTGCAAAAACAAGTAGA